GGGGCGATCCTCTCCAGAGTGTATTCGACCCCGCGATCATACCATTCACGGCTCGCGATCCGCCATAGTCCGGTTGTTTCTGGCACCTTGACGATCTTACCCGGTACGAACTGCGGATCGAGTTCGGCCACGCGCCAGACCATCCGTTCGTGATGCCAGCGCGCGCGGTGCGCGTTTTCATTGGCGATGCGACGTGCTCCATCCGCATTCATTGTTGCTGGCAGATCGATCACCGATTCTCGTCCGCCGGGACTCAGGCCGAGCGCGCGCTGAACGCCCGGCTGAAAATCGCGGTCTTCGTCGTAATATCGCAGCGCCAGAGGCTCCCGGTCGCGGTCACTGCCGCGCCTTGCTAGAGGTTGCGTTCCGGCCTCGCCCGTGTCGTCGGCCAATCGGCCCGGCAGGACAGCGATTTCACCTTCATCCAGTTGGCCGTAAGAAATCCTGAGTTGGTTGTCGGCAACCAGACAGGTCAGCGGGATGACGCTATCGATCGCCGACAGCGACCGCCGCAGAGGTCCGCCCTCGTCCGCGAACCCGCGGGTGTTCGGCAAAACAGACTGCGACGGAGTGCCCCCGGCCTGCGGGACCAGATCGTCCAGCGACACCGAGGCGTCCTTGCGGGAAAATATCTCGAAATTGAGAGCCGGTATGCGATTGCCGAATTCGCCGAGCTGCAGGTCTTCGAAAACGACATAGGCGAGATCCCGAAAGGCTGGCGCGGACACGCCTTTGTCTGCGATGATGAGCGGGTCCGCAGGTTCGTCGCCATTCCCGTGATAGATGCGGATCGCTCCGCCTGTTTTCAGATCACCCTGTGCTCCTCGCAACAAGGTCCCGTCGGCCCAGATGCGCCCGATCCTGTCGATCGGCGTGCTGGATAGGGCAACCGCGAACGAAGCCGAATAGGAATAGGAGGTGGTGGATGGACTGCCCTTGCCCCCTTGCGTCGAGGACGTCTCGGTCAATTCCGTCGACCAGATGACGCTGCCCGCCACGCGCATCCTGCCGAAATGACGCGGCACGGGCTGACCATAGCTTGACGTTGTGACGGTCAGTTCGCGCAGTCGCGGGCCTTCGCGCGATCCGCCGCCGCCAATGGCGAGGTCGGCCTGGCGACCCACGATCGCGCCGATCGCACCGCCGAGAGGTCCGCCGATGGCCGTCCCGACGGCTGTCAGTACAAGTGTTGCCATGAAGTTAGTCTCCAGTTCGTTCGGCGATCCGCCAATGCCGCACCACGCGGCCGGACATCGCGATGTCCTGCTGGACCACCCGTCTCAGACCGGCATGGGCGTGAATTACGCTTCGCCCGTTCACTGAAATTGCGAGATGATACTGGCCGGGACCCATTTTCAGCAGGATTACGTCACCGGCCTTTGGTGGGCCGTGCGCGTCGATTAGGCCGGACAGGTCCGCAAATGTGTACCAGCGATGCGGTGCGCTGTTTTTCAACCCGTACCCTTCGGGCGAGATGGCCTCGCACCCCATTGCGGTCAGACTGACATGAACCAGTCCGATACAGTCGAGGCCGAAGCGCGGATCGCGTCCGTGAAGGAGGAATGGCGTCCCTAGAAATCGGCGTGCCGCGGCGGCGAGTTGGAGGCCCTTTTCACCAGCCCGGGTAACTATCGCTCCGTCAACCATCACCGCGTCCGTACCGGGCAAGCAGATCGTTGCCTGGCAAAAACGGTTCTGCGCGAAAATTGACCGCATTGTCGAAGCGGGACGCACAGGTGGCCAGGGTGTGATCACACCCTTCGCGTAATTCGGCGGCTGTCCCCAGCTCGAGATTTGGCGACAAGGGCCGATCGATCACGAGCCAGTCCTCATCCGATCCCCTTTCCGATCCACTTTCCGATCCTACGATCGCAAACGCGATGCCCGTTTGCGGACCGGCAAGGAAACGGACTGTCCCGTCGATATATCGGCTGGTGTCGATCGGGCCAAAAGCGACGCGATTGAAATCACGATCGATTGCCGAAAGCCGAGCACGGGTGGTGAAGCGAGCCTGCGAAAGGTTGCAACCGCGTCCGCAGAAATCGGCTCTGCAGGTTGGGCTTGTCCTAGGCACAAGGTCGCGTTCAAGTATCGCTTTTGCAGAGCGCAATTGCGCGGAGAACGAGCGACCGTCGTTTTCGATCTGCCCCAAAGAGCCTGAATACAGGGCCAGCGCGTCGAGCGTCTCCCAATCGACGATGCCGACTTCGATCGCGGCCTCGTCGAACAGGCCGGCTGCGAGATCATCGCTGCGGATCGAATCGTGGCTTAGCGCGCCTTCGACGCCCGCATTGTCCTCCGACAGATCGGACGTGGTGCGGATTGCGGCCGGCACCATGCCCGGCGCCGCGCGATGAACCATTCCATCAAAAGCGAGAGGTCGATCGTGGCTGGTGAATCCCAACGCGACACCATCGCGTCGCCATACGCGCCAATAGGTCGCGGCAGTATCGAGCTCTTCACGAAAGAAGATCCGCATCATGCGTCTCCGCGCAATTCGATGAGGGGAATACTGGGCGCTTCCCCAGCGGCGAAATTGACGCCGGAAATATCGATCCTGTCTTCGGCAAAACGCACCGGCACATCGAAGAGGAACCCTGCGGTCACTTGCGACCCCGCCGGGGGGGCAGCGGCGAAGCGGACGATCCCGCTGTCCTGCAGGGTCCAGTTGCCTACGAAATCGCCGTCGACGCCGATGATGATCGTGTCGGGCCGTGGGCGGATGATCGGGCGTATTTGCGGATCGTCGGCTGGACCGTAATTCTTCACCAGCTGAAAATCGGCGGTCAACCCATCGCCCGTGCCGATCGACTGGTCGAGCACGGTCGGCGTGCCCGTCATCGCGTTGGACGAATGATCGAACGGATCGGCGATGCGAAATCCGCGCGCTGCGCCGCGCCGGGCTCGGAAAAAGCCGATCAGTTGCGACAATTCCGCTTCGGACCGGATGCCGGGCCCGACATCGAAATGTACCCGCGCATCGGACCACAGCGAATTGCGCCGCTCATGCCCCGAAGCCGTTACCGAGATCGACGTCGAAAATTCAGGAGCAACCGCGGTGCTGCGGCCGAGCGCGAAAGGGTAGAGCACATCGTCAAAGGCTTGCATGGCGTCCTCGTCATTGGTGGGAAGGCGGGTGTAGCCATCGCGATTGATCTGCGGCTGCGCCCAGACATATCGCCGGGTGACGCCGCGTGCTGCCGCTTCGTCGAGGCCGGCATCGATACGGGTCCAGAACTGTTCCGCATCGGCGGGATCAAGGACGAAACCAGACAGGTAATCCTGTTCGTCGGTCGGATAACCGAGCCGATTGTCGACAAAGGCATAGGCCGCGCGTCGCAGCGCGTCGGCCCCGGCGGTCAACCAGTCGTAATCTTCCACTTGCAGCCTGTCGAAAGCCGGGCGGGCCCAGCCGGATGGAAGATTGGCGCGATACAGTTCCGGCATCGCCGGATCGAGGATGGTGGGCGTGAATGCCAGCAGCAGGATTTCCGCTGGTCCTGTAGCGGTGGCGCGAATTTGCGCGGCGAGGTCTGCGGTCGATTGCGACAGCAGGGCACCGGCTTCGTCCAGCAGCGCAATCTCGTCCGATCCGAGCACGGCGCGCATATCGGCAATCACCGTGGGCGATCCACCGAATGCAGCCCGCGCTGCGTCGTCGTAGAGGCAGATTTCGCCTGCAGCGGTAGTCCACCACCAGGGTTCACCGACCTGGAACCGAACGGTTTGCCCCGACGCGTCGAGCAATTCCGTAAAAGCACGCGCGCTCGCCCTCAGCCAATCCATCGCCTGCGTGTTCGCCGGCGAACGCAGGGTCGATGGCGGCACCCATCCGGTAAGCGCAGGAGCGCCAGACGATGTCCGCTGTTTCCAGTCATCGTGACAGTAGGCGTCGAACAGTTCGTAGGAAATAGAGGCAATCGTTTCGAGATCGTTTGCCTGTGAGCGAGCGAAAAGATCGCGATGCCACTGGATCGCCGGTTCGCACAACGCCCCGTTAGTATCGACCAGCATGGCGTCCGCTGCCGGTTCGAGCCGCATGAAATGGCTCATCCCGACATAATGGACGAAATCCTCGCGATAACCGAGGCCGACAATCCCGCGCAGCAACCGTTCGGGCGTCTGGTTGTAAGCGTCGTCATAGGCGGTCGCGATCCTGTCGCCATGAATCGGAAGCCTTACGTCCCCGATTTCCAGCATGGCCCCGCGCCCATCGGCCCTGATGCGCGAAATGTTGACCTGGCCGTTCGCACGGCTTGTCAAAGGCTGCATGCTGTCCGGAACATAGCCCGGCGCGACGAGAGAGATGAACATGCGATCGATGTCGGCGGGATGGATCGGAGAACCGGGGAGAACGAAGCCGCTTTCCAGCGTCGAGAACGGCAGCTCTATCTCGGCATCCGTCGGCGTGCCCGTGGCATAGTTCCAGAGCCTGACATACCAGCTTTGCGCAGCGCCTGATTGATCGCGCCCTTCGATCGTCAAAGTCGGCCCATTCACCGCATCGAGCGGGAGCACCCCGTCGGATTGCCAGCGAAAAGACAGCGTGGTGTGCGAATAATCGCGGCTTGTTTCATAGGCGAGCAGGGGATGGTCGAGGGTATCGACACTGTCCCAGATCAGCCCGATCAGTTCGCCTTCGTGATGCAGTTCGACGTCGACCTGCAACGAATCCGCGCCCGTCGTTATGACCGACGCCATCGCCGGACGCGGGAAATTCACGGTCCAGAAACGCGGGTCGAACCGCTGGATGAAGCTCGATTCCTGTGTGCGCCGTTCCCGTGCGAGCCAGAATGCCATGATCCGTCCTCCTCAATCGTCCTGCAGCGCGCGGCGCACGGCGCTCGCCACTTGCCGCGATGATCGTTGCATCGCCGTCGGGGCCGATGTGCCGCGCGGGCTGGATAGCTGTATGGCGACCCGCACATCGCGTGAGTGTGCCGGGGCGCCGAAATCGCCCGCGACCCGGCCGGAGCTGGTCGGGACGAACAGTTCCGGCCCGTTTTCGCCCACCAGATAACCGCGACCGGGCGCAACCGGGCCCCCTGTCGCACGGCCGGGAAGGCCGAGCAGGGCACCGACCGATTGACCGATCAAACCGCCCAGACCGCCCCCATTCGATCCGTTTCCACCCCCCGAACCGAACAGTGAGGAGATGCCGGATTTGACTGCGTGAGACGCGATCGCATCGATTGCGCCAAAAGCGACCCGTTTAAGGTCGTCGAACCCGACGCTCCCCTGTTTCAAGGCCGAAAGAAGACCGCGTTCGAGCACGCTCCCCGCCTTGTCGAACCCGTCGAGAAGCGAATTGTCGAGTTTGCCCCGCATGGCGTCGAGGTCGGCGGCGAAGCCTTGGGTCGACGCCCGAACGTCGATCACCAGTTCATCGAATTCGTCATTCATCATAGGTCGCGCTCCATCATTTCGGCGATCAGTTCACGGCTGGGTGCGGCGGGCGTGGCAACGGCGTCCGGGTCGCGGATGGCCAAAGCGAGTTCGCGCGGTGTGGCGGTCCAGAAATCGCCGGGTCGCCAGCCAAGGTGGCGCGCGGTTATCGCGCATAGCGGCTCGATCGCCTCTACGAACGATGGGCCAGTCGGCGCAGGCCGGTTTGTCACGGGCGGCCTTGCAGGACCTGGCCAAGGATCGTTCGTATCGGACCGGTCGCTGCGACCAGCCCCATCGCCACCACCGCATTGCCTACATCCTCGCGCGCAGGGCGGTCATCGGACGCGATGCAGTGAAACAGCAATGCGGTGATTTCCGAAAGGGTCAGCGCCCCGTCCGAAGCGCGCTCGACGAGCGCGAACAGGGAGCCAAGCTCGCTCTCCGCTGCCACCAGGTTTTCAAAACTCGGGCGCAGCAACATATCCGTGCCGTTGATCCGCACCGTCGCCTCACCCCGCATCGGGTTGGCGATCCTGGTCATGCCGGCACCACGGGGCCGGAGCTTTCAAGNTGCAACGTGTAATTACGCTCGGCATTGAAATCGCCGGAATAGTCGAGCCGCTGGACCAGGAATCGACCGCGCAGGCGCTCCCCGTCCTCGAATGATAATTCGTAATCCTCGATCGTCCCGGCCAGAGCGTGGGCGCGGATAGCGGCTTCCTCGGCGCTGCCCAGGAAAATCCCCGCCGCGCTGACCGAGACGGACCGCGTTCCGGCGCCGGACAACAGGGCGCGCCATCCCCCGG